GATATTATACTGATTAATAATAGTCTTCTACTTCAGTATCAATAACTAATGTTCCATTCTTACCATAATCTCTATCTAATATTTCATATTCATTAATCCACCAATTCACTTCATTTTTATGTTCTCCTATAACATTAATTCCTTCTTCATCTTTATCAATTACTATTACTTTTGGTTTTTTAGATATTGACTTTATCATTATAAAATCAAGCTCATGTATTTCTAATATATTAAATATTGATTTTGGTATTTTTAATATATTTGTTGTTCCATGTTTCAAATTATAAGCTATAATTGATTGATTTTTAGTTTGATTTACATTCATTACAAATATTATATTTTCGTCTATATTATCATCCTTTATAGTGATATCATCATATAATTGAAACTCTTGCCTTACTTTCTCAAATATTGGAATGCTCTCATTGGGCAAGTACTCCCATATCTCCATTAATGCGGTTTTACTTTCTAATTTAGCGTAACTATCTTTTATATCATTATATTCGCTGTTATTTCTTAAAATATTTATTATGTTTTTATCTTGTATTGTTTTAATCAATATGCTGCCCTTCGCACTTTTCTTATTATATAATAATTTAAACATCATCATATAATTCATTAATTTTTTACATTCACCGTATCTTTTAAAAACATCTATTTTTATATACTTAGTAAATATGGTATCAGTAATTTTTGTATTAAGTTTTTTTAATTCTAGAATATCATAAAAAGTAGGAGAATTAGATTTTAGTATACTTAATATTTTTTCATCATTGGATACTTTAACTTTTTTAATATCCCCTCCTAGAAAATCAGCTAACATTTTAGTTGCTAAATTTATGTAATATTCTTTATCTAATTCAGGAGGACATTTAACGCCTCTTATATTTTCATTATTTATAAAACATTTATCAGGTGTGTTTGCTAGTTTATCAATTTTAGTTTCAGATTTTACTTTAAATACACCTTTTGCATTTTCATCCTTTGATGCAAATACCCGTAATACCTTTTCATTCAATCTTTCATCACCATGAGTTGCATATTTATATAAACTTGTAATCTTAACTATTTTCTGAAATTCAATTAAATCATCACAGTTATTTATTGTATCTTCAACACAATCTCCATTTACACAATAGTTAATCACTGCTTTTGTTAATATTGGCATATCATAATCAACGGCAGTTCTCTTTTTTACACAACCTTTTGATTTATAATGACCATTAGCATCAACAATTATATAATTATTAACATCTCTTTGATATATCTTTGAATATAAATCCCACTCTAGAACTAAATCTGTTCTATCTTCCCATTCTTTAGCTATACTTTTTATTACATCAACTGTTTCCATATCTTTGACAAGCATATATACACCATCTGTATTTGATTGAATTAATTCACCGTAGTCTTCAATTTTTTCTATTAAGTCTAATAATAATAGTTGACCACATATACATACATTGTTAGCCATTAATGGGTCGTTTAACGCATTATTTGGGTCTTTACTTGCTCCATATGTTGCATTAATTACTATCTTTAAAGCTCCTTGTTTCTTATCCTTCTTGCGTTTTAATTCTAATCGTGTATCTCTAATCTCAGCAAACTTCTTAGGCTCTCTTACATTTCTACTTAAAAATCCATAATTAATCATTATTGATGGATATAGTGAAGCTACATCAAAACATACTATAATTCCCTCAGCAAAATAATTTTCTTTAGCTCCATGTAATCCTCCAAAGGCAAATGTATGTTTAACTCCTGCTACCATAGTCTCTAATTTACGTTTATATGTAAGATTTCTAGGATTTAAATACCAATCATATACATATTTATATTTATCTAATTTCAGAGTTTTAGGAAATACGAAATCAAATTCATCATCTATTCTTGATTGAGTTACTGTACCTAGTATATGAGCTGATAATTGAGCTTTAGTTTTATTAAACATACTCATTTCTAAATTAAAAGCATCAATTAATAATAGTTGACTATCAAAATCTTCTCTCTTATACTGAAATACATTAATAGTTTCTTCTACATCATGTGTACAATACATTACAGTTTCATCTATCTCATCCTTTGTTAATGGTCTATCTAAATCAAAAGGTATGGATGATTCTTTAATCATACTACCCATAAACCCCTCTAATTGTTTTAAACTATTCATAATATTAGAAACATCGAAATTATTAAATTTAACATCTTTAGCATTTCTCACTAATTGATATCCATGTCTACCTTTTTCAATAATTCCATCATTGATTTCACAAGGATTTTTACCTAATAATATACCTTTTAATATGTATTGGTCATAGTTTCTTGAATTGTATCCTACAAAAATATCATCCTTATGTTTCTTATAAAATTCCTCTAGTTCATTTTTATTATTCAATATTATTGTTTTTTCTTTAGTCTCATACTCTATACATACAACCATCCACCAGTTTGTCTTACTGAATACCTCAAAATCAAAGAATATTAACTTATGATCATTTTCCATATTAAACTCCTTTCACATCACATATTGTATTTTTATATTATTATATTATATTAGAATACAAACTTTTTAGTTTCGTTAGTAGGTTCATATTTATAATTTTCCATTAATATTTGTGGTGTTATTGTGCCTTTATATTTATTAACTTTAAATTTACCAATAATAGTAAATTTATTATTCTCATTTTCATTAATTTTATTGAAGTCATCTTCAGAAGAACTAAATTTAATAAATTCTACTCCATGATACTTAAATTTAATAGTAGTTTTATTCTTACCAATGATACTTATATCATTTTTATTTATTAATATGTTTTCTATTGCGAATATAGGCTCATCTAACTTATTGCCCCAAACATAATCAAAACCACCTACTTTTTTAATGGTTGAAACGTTCAACGTAATATCATTAAATATACCATCTACTTCATATGTTAATATATCACTAGAAGACATAGAATTTACAATTTCATATAATTTATTTATATTTTTAGAAGGTATTGATGCGCCAAAAGCCATTGGATGACCAGCAGCGTAATTAAATATTTTACTATCCTCACACCATTTTCTAAAATCTGTTATTTCCTTATTTCTCATTCCAGTAGCACTACCTTTTAAATCATCCTTTACTGGACTTAATATCATAGAATGTTTATGGTATGTACTGCTTATTTTATTAACAACTATTCTATTGTATGTACTGTCCTCTATTTCACTACCATTAACCACTAATATCTCACTTTTGTTCAAATCATATTTATCAATTTGCTCTGACAATAACGCCACACTTTTTTTAACTGTATCATCTTGTTTCTTTTTTAATTTCTTATATATTCTAATCATATAATCTTCAACACACATTTCAACTTCACCTTTTCCACGTATCTTATCTGTAAATCTATCAGGCTCACCTATAAAAGCTTTAAATAAATTCACTTTTGTTTCATAATCTCCCCCTCGAATTATACAATTTACTGTGGGTGACATGTAAAAAGCAACGCCACTTATTGTAACTTTATTACTCATACTATATGATTTTTCTTTAAATATAGCTGTTAAGAAATAATTTTTATTAACTTTATCTTCAATCTGTTTTAATCCTTTTAAAACTAAATATCTACTTTCTAAATCTCTCATATCACATGAATCTGCGACCATTCCAATTGATACTAAATCTAAATAGTTATCTGCTAAATCTATATTTAATCTGGTATCTAAATACTTACAGAACTTATATACTACACCTACACCTGTCATAGCCTTGTTTTTTATATTTTTGGATAATTGATTATTTACCACACATGCATATTCACTATACTTATAAGTTATGTGATGGTCAAGAATTAATATATCTATTCCATTATCAAATAAAGTCTTATGCTCCTTGAAGTCGTTTGAACTGGCATCTGGAATAACAATTAGATTATATTTACCTTGTTCTATTTTTAACATTGATTCTTTAGAAAGTCCATGCGTTTTTTTACTATGTATTAAATATTCAACGTTAAATGGCTTTTTCAAACAATTACATATTTCTTTTAGATACAAATACATGACTGCTCCACTCGAATATCCATCTAAATCAAAATCTACTTGTATTGCTATTTTACTTTCTTTGTTTATATGTTCTAAAAGCAATTCACCTGCTAATTCCATGTTATCAAAGTTATTGTAATCCTCAATCACGTCCTCGGTTAAATGTAAAAACATATTAGGATTATCAACACCTCTTGACTTTAATATGCTCTCTAAACTATCATTGAGACCTAAAACTGTATCATTTTTTTTATAATTAAATTCCATAAAATTTAATATCTCCTTTTATATTATTTTTAACTATCTATGTATATTTTATTTTTCATCAATTTTAAAAGTACTTCTTTTGAAACATCTGTTGGTGATTGTTTATATCCTAACAAACCCTGTGTATCCCACAATATATTTACTTTAAAATAAGGTAATAATGGATTTATTATTTTTTCTCTTATGTGAGCTAACCATTCATTATATTCATCATCATTGACTTCTTTATATTGTCGGTCAAAACCTATTATCACTTCATTAACATCTAAAGATAACAACATGTTTCTTTGAGTATTACTCATGTTGGCACTACCACATAAAGCTACTGTGAAATTATTCTCTATTCCGAACATTGATGCACATTGAAGAACACTTTTTTCACCCTCTACCAACAATATTTTCTTTTTCTTTTTTATTATTTCTTTATTTATATTAATTCCATAAAGATTAGAACCTAATGAATGATTATACATATCTCCACACATAATAAATGGTGTATATTTACCATAGGTATCTATATCAAAATCTAATGTAGCTCTCTGTCTAATTCCTATTAATTCATTATTTATATCAAAATGAGGTATTATAATACTTTGCCTATATGTAGAATATAATATATTATATTTTTTCATGATTTCTTCTGATATATTATCATTTTTCCAATCATCTGTATAAATTGGTTGAAACATTTTTAATAATTGTTTATCTAGTATTTTAAATTTTTTAGTAGGTTTATTTAATTTTTCATATTTCTTTTTGTACCCATTGATAAAACTCCAATCACTTATAACTTCTATTCTGTCATCATTAAATCCATACTTTATATCTGATATTCCAAGTAAAGTACAGATATATGTAATGCTTTGAGATAATGTTAAGTCTTTATTATTTTGTACAATAGTTAAGATATCTAATAAGCCACAGGAGGTGAAACACATGAATGATTGATGTTCAATATTATAACATAATTTAGGCTTACTGCCTCCATGACAAGCATATGTTGTGAATACAAGTTCTTCAGTTGATTCTCTTACTAATTCTGAACCAAGTGTAGTTATTATTGTTATAATATCTTGTGTTGATAATCTACTCTTTAATTCCTTGGCATCCATTTGAACACCCTCTTTACAATTTAGTTTCGTTTAATTTTGTAATATATTCATTTCCATTATCCATTGAATCCTCATTAAATACTGTAGGGTTTCCAACGTCTTCAAGCTGAAATTCAATTAGTGTTTTTTCTATATCGGTTATTAATTCACATTCTGTATTTGTCACAAAGCAATCTTTTTCACGCATAGTACCCATATTTAATTTTGTCCATACTATTATATCATTCCAACGACCTCCACGATTTTTAAATATATTATAACAAAAATTTGGAATCTCATAAAATCCACTATCTAATATAGGTTTTAATTTCTTTATGTCTGGGGGTGATGCTGGTAATGCGATTATTCCTCCATCTGCTTTTTCTATAATAGCCTTACTTCCTTTAAGTGCATTTGCATCCTTTTCTTCTTTCCAATTTGATGATAATTGCGTAGCACTGCCTAAATATATATCATATTTATTTGCTAATTGCTTTAAAGATTGACTAAATAAAAATAATATTTGATGTGTTTGTAGACGTATTCCTGTTTTTTCTATGTAATATGAATATAAGCTAGGAGAATCATTAATATAATCAAAGAAAGCATGTGTTATATTTTTATTTAATACATACTCTTCTACTGTGTCACTAATGCTATCTATTGTGAAATCAGGCATGTACTCACCGAAAACTAAACTATCTTTTACTATGTCTACTGATAATTGTAATACGTACTCCTCTTCCTGTGTTATATCTTTCCACTCTGCTATTCTATCTTCCTCTATACCACTAACATGAGCTAATATACAATCTTGAATCTCTTCTTTTGTTAACTCTGTAGATATAAATAAACATGGTTGTTTTTTACCCACTGATATCCAATCTTTCTTAGTCCAATCATATATTTTGTCACATCCTATATTACAAGCATCAACCATTGATGACCTTGATTTTCCTCCTCCACTCTTTGAACTTCTAATTATAAATTTTTGTGTTCTCATTCCTCTAAATATCGTTGTGAGATAACCACTTTGGAAAGGATAACCCCATACATTTTCTTGTCGTTTATGTTCTGCTAATCTTTCCTCTAATTCTTCACCAACATGAAAGCTATAATTATCAGAGAAATCTGTGTTCCATGCATTTTTAAAATCCAATAATTTATTTGTAATCTTTGTCAATACTTCTTTACTATCCATTTTATCGAAAGCTTTCATTTTATCTTCTTTTTCTTGTTGTCTATAATCCGTTGTATCTAATTCATCATATTCTTCGTAAATAAACGATATGTCCATTCTTAATTCATCATAAGCATTTCTGAGTATGCTATATTTACGTACATTATCTCTATATAAACCAACATTATGTATTTTATCTTTTGTCTCAGCAATAGCATTCTCTATGTATTCAAATCCGTTATTAACATTCCATATATCAATTGATGTTTTAAAAAGTATCAATTCATTTTCAATTTCTACTGCACTTATTTTATTAATGTTTGATTTTTTAGCAATATTAGTGATAGCTCCCCATACTAATTTATGAAATCTCTCAGAGTAATCATTAGCTACTGTATTATATTTTTCATCTAGTACAAATTTAGGATTATTACAATATACACCTAATAATAAATATATATTTCTTTTATCAATCAAACCATTAAATTCCATTATCTTCACCACCCAATTCATCTAAATTAATTAAAAACTTTTCAGCTCTATTCTTATGTATTATTTTAATCTTTTTAATAACTTCCTTGTTCGTAGGTTGTAATATATCAACACTATTACTTATAACCTGTTGTTGTAAGAAGTATTTTTTTGCATTCTCATATTCAAATTTAATTAAACCTATTCCATATTTAACATTCATTTTTACAGTTTTAATTTCAACTAAATACCATAAACAATAAGCCATTCCTGCATGAGTATAATTAAAGTTGTCTTTATAATCTCTTATCTGCTTGAGAATCATCCCATTCATAACATCTAATTCAAAATATTTCAATATTGTATTTATTAAATTAGTATACTCATTATTTTCTTGTACTTTTAAGTCATAGCATTTCTTACAATATGTTTTTCCAGAGTATGTGAATTTTTCTTCCTTTGTTATTTTTGCTTCGCAACCTTTGCATGTTGATAATCTTGCCAATTAAAACCACCTCTTTTTAATAAAAATAGGTAGAGTTATATTCTCTACCTATTTACTTTTTATTATTTTATATCATGCTTACTACATAATGCTTCTAGTTTTAATACAACAACTTTAGCCAAATCAATCTGTGCAGGTACTAAACTATCAAACATTTTTGCGTTACCTTTTTCATCTTGACCAATATTAATTTTAAGTATATTCATAGCCTCATCCAAGTGACCTCCGTTAGCTAACAGTCCACCTAATTCTAAACCTTTATTTTTTATTGTTTCAAAATCATCAACGGTTACTTCTTCAAGTGCTGATTCCTGTGTTAATTCAGATTTATCATACTTTGAAGCAAATAGTGTCTCAAGATTATCTTTTATTTTAGATATGTACATTGTATTAGGTAATCCAAAAGTATCTTTTAATTCAGTATCAGTATCAGTTTTTCTAAAAGTTACTAATCTATCTGAATGTATAGAATCCTTTGATTTAGGGTCTAAATATACTTTACCTACTAAGAATGCTTCTTGAAATATTTGTGCTTTAGTTGTATCTTTTAATTTTGTTTCATTTGTTGTTTTTTTACTTATAATATCAGTACGTACATAAGACTGTGCTGTAAAATGAACTGGGATTCCTAAGTTTCTTATTTCACTTACTATTCCTATAGTTGCATTTAAATATCTTTTACCCTTACCAAAAC